CGGCTTAACCCCTCACGTAAGGCATCGGTCTACGGAACCGAAGGTTGCTGGTTCGAGCCCAGCGGGGTGTATTCCGGGCTCCTGGTCAACAGTATTTCGACCAGGAGCCCGGGGCAAATTTGCACCCTGGAGGGCAATGAAATGGCCACCGTTTCGACCAGACACGCCCCAGGACGCCCAAGAGTCCGGCCGCCCTCTGCCCTGTTCGTGCGTATCGAGGGCATGGCAAAGCGTCGCGGCGTCAGGCTGGAAGAGCTGGCCAGCATGGCAGGCGTCGGCCGTGCGACGCTCTACCAGATCAGCGACCCGAAGGTTTCCACCGCCAAGGCCCTCGCCGACGCGCTCGGCGTCACGGTCGATCGGCTGATCGCGGAGCCGCGGAGCGGGCGCGGATCTGGAGCGTCCCGATGAAACCAGAAGGCCAAGAGAAGTGGGCCGACGCCCACGAGATGCGGAAGATGTCGGCCAAAGACTACAGCGACTACATCGAGGATCGCATTGACACCGCAAGCGGCGTCCTCGCGGCAGACGGCGGGCCGCCGCTCGCATGCACCGATGAACAGCTTGAGATTCTTGCGGAGTACGTGCGCGGATTCGTCGGACGACTGGTGCGCTAGTCAATCACACGAACCCACTTCGCCTGAAACTTGCGGCCATCTGGCGTGAGCCAGTAGGCACCGCCACCCCAGAAAGCATCGACTTCCGTGATCTTGTCGCCCTGCCACGGGTCGACGCAATGGATGCGGCAGAGCTTTCCGATTTTCCATCCTTTCTCGAGCCCGCGGGTCTGATGCGGGCAAACGGATACCTGTTCGTATAGCTCTTGGTAGAAGAGCGCTCGCGTCTCTGCCGCAAGGCATCGCGGACACTCCGGATTGCAGCCTTCCTGGCTCTCCGTCTTATTTTCTTCGCCCATCGCATCACCCTCCTGTGGTGTCGTGATTCCCTGAAACGACCGCGATTCTAGTGGTTTGTCCGTGCGCTGGAAAATGCTGTTGACAGCATTGTCCGTGCGCCATACAACCCCTCCCCGTGACGCTCACGTGAGCGATCACCGCTGCGGATTGCAGCGTCAAGGAATCGAACGAGCGACGGATCGCACGCCATGCCTCACGGCACAGCGAATCACGACACCGACGGCCTTTTCGTGGCCTACGGTGCAAACCTCACGGAGGGGACTGCCAGCCGGCCAAGGACGGCCGGCTGGCTTTTTTCATGCTGACTTTGCGGCGGAAATCCCAGGAATCGTTGGTCATCGCCCTGCCCGACGGCACCGAAATCACGGTGGCCGTCGTGGAGATCCGCGGCGACACGGTTCGGATCGGGATCGAGGCCCCGCGGCATGTCGTGATTCACAGGTCGGAGGTCTGGCGGTGGGTGCGCGACGAGTGGCTCGCACAACTGGAGGAGACGAAGGATGCACGCTGAAAACCTGTCGGAACGGATGCCCGGCGACGCGGAGGCCGCTGCGGCCATCGCTGCGATGCAGGACACCTACGGCGGCCGTCACACGGAACACGCAGTCGGCGATTGGATCACGTGGCACGGCATCTACGGCATGCCGCGCAGCGGCGGGATCATCGAGTGCCGAGACGATGGGTACGTCGTCGTCGGCAAGGAAAACCTCCGCTACTTCGTCACCCCTGACCAGATCGCGAGGGTCTGACGATGGAAACCAATCGCGAAGCATGGTTGGCGGAGCGGCGGACGGGGATCGGCGGCAGCGACGTTGCCGCGATCCTCGGGCTGTCGAAGTGGAAGACGCCGCTCGACGTGTACATGGAGAAGACCGGGCAGGCCCCACCGCAGCCCGAGAGTGAGCCGATGCGTTGGGGCACGCTCCTGGAGCCGGTCATCCTTCGGGAGTTTTCCGAGCGGCACGGGATCCGGGTCGTGCGAGAGGATGGCATCAAGCGGCACCCGCGCCACGGCTTCATGCTCGCCAGCCTGGACGGCTGGGCACCGGAGCTGCCGGCCGTGGTCGAGTGCAAGACGGCACGCTCGGCCGACGGCTGGGGTGAGCCTGGGACGGGCGAAATCCCGGCCTACTACCAAACGCAGGTGGCCCACTACATGGCCGTCACCGGGGCAGCAATTGCCTACGTACCGGTGCTGATCGGGGCGAGCGACTTCCGCGTCTACCAGGTCGACCGCGACGACGAGTTCATCGGCGACATCATCGAGGTCGAAGCGGCTTTTTGGCATGACCACGTGATGGCCGGCATCCCGCCAGAGCCAATCAACGCGGCCGACGCGGCCCGGCTCTGGGCCCGCGACAACGGCGAGACGGTCGAGGTGGCCGGCGAGCTGGCCGACGACGTCGAGGAGCTGCGGGCGCTCCGGGAGCAGGCGAAAGACCTCGAGGAGCGGATCGGCTCGATCGAGGACCGCCTGAAGTTGGCGTTCATGGATGCCTCGTCGATTGCGCATGGCGGCAAGGTGCTCGCCACGTTCAAGGCACAGACGCGCAAGAGCATCGACTTGAAGGCCCTGACGGCCGCGAATCCTACGCTCGCCGAGCAGTTTGCACGGGAGAGCACGTTCCGAGTCCTGCGATTGAAGTAACCAGAAGGAGAAGAAGACCCATGACCACAGAGATTGCACCGTCCGCGCCGAGCTTGCTGGCGAAGATCGCCAGCCGCTACAGCGTCGAGCCGGCGAAGATGCTGAGCACGCTCAAAGCAACGGCGTTCAGGCAAAAAGAAGGGCCAGAGGTCAGCAACGAGCAGATGATGGCCCTCCTGGTCGTGGCTGACCAGTACGGCCTGAACCCCTGGACGAAGGAAATCTACGCCTTCCCAGACAAGCACAACGGCATCGTGCCGGTGGTCGGCGTGGACGGTTGGTCGCGGATCATCAACAGTCACGAGCAGTTCGACGGCCTCGACTTCGTCGAGGCCGAGACTGTCGGCGGTGCCGTGCCTGCCTGGGTCGAGTGCGTCATCTACCGGAAGGACCGCTCGCACGCGATCCGAGTGAAGGAGTATTTCGCGGAGTGCAAGCGGAACACCGGGCCGTGGGGTTCTCACCCGCGGCGGATGCTGCGGCACAAGGCCATGATCCAGTGCGCCCGGCTCGCGTTCGGCTTCGTGGGCATCTTCGACGACGACGAGGCGGCGCGGATCGTCGACGCCACGGCCGTCGAGGAGGTCAAGCCGGCGGCGGCTGCGGCAAAGACGGCCGCGGCCACGGCTGCAGCCAAGGCGACGAAGCGGCTGGCGGCCCCGAAGCCTGCGAAGAGCCCGAAGGTGGAGGCCCTTGACGGAATCGCGGCCGCGGTCGCCGCTGCCGGCACGCTCGACGAGCTGGAGGAGATCCGGAAGCGGGCCTACGGCCACCACGACGACGGCCTCTTCGGCGACGCCGACCTGGACGCCGCGAAGGACTACATCATGAAGCGCGTCGAAGCCATGACCACGGCCGATGGCGAGATCATCGAGGCCGCCCCCGCGGCGGCTGGAAACGGGGGTGACGCATGAGCAAGTCGAAGAAGAAGCCAGAGCGGGCAGACGAGATCGAGCAGGCGACGCCTGCCCTGTCGGAGCGGGAGTCGAGGCACTACCAGGAGATCCGCGACCTGGAGGCCACGTGTGACCGCCTGGAGGGCGAGTATGAAACGGCCAAGGTGGCGTGCTCGGCAGCCAAGAGTATGTGGCAGGAGGCCGTTTCGCGGCTCCGAGAGTCGATCCGCCGCGGGCCGGATCCGCAGCTGAGCCTGCCGCTGGCGGATGACTACTGGGAAACGGACGTCCGCGAGGTGATCACGCTATCGGATCGGCAAGCCGAGGCGCTGGCCGACTGCGGGATCCACACCGTTGAGCACTTTGAGGCCGTGCGGGCTGGAATCAATGCCCAGTACCGAAGCCTCACGGCCATCCCGGGGATCGGGCAGGCGACGGCCGACAAGTGGGAAAACGAGATCCTCGACTGGCTCGCCGACCAGCGGATGCGGGCCGCCGACAACCAGGCTGACGACCTGGAGGAGGACTCCGATGCCGTGGCATGACGAAACGCCTTGGGCTCGCCGAAAGTCAGACGCACAGGCGAAGGAGTACGAACGCCTCGACAGGCATATCCGGACCGCGGCGACGGTTCGCGAGCTCGTGCATTGGGATCTCGTCAGAGTGAAGGCAAAGCTCTCCAAAGAGCACGACATAGCCCTCCGGCAGGAGGCGGCCAAACGGCTGCGGCAACTGACGGAGGCAGTGGCATGAGCGACTACTACCCCCAGACGATCGACTACGGCCCGCTGTTCAGGAAGGCCGACCCGCCGACCTCGAAGGCGGCCGCCGTGGCCGTCGCCGACTTCGTCGGCACGCACGAAGCCCAGATCCTCGAAGCCCTGGAGCTGGGGCCGGCTCACCGCGACCTGATCGCGTCCAGGGCCGGGATGACGCGAGACGAGGTCTGGCGGCGGCTGGCCGCGATGGAGCGGCGGCGGCTGGTCCGGAAGACAGGGCAACAGGCCCGCGGCGACAGCGGGCACGGGCAGGCGGTTTACGAAAGGGAGGCCACGGATGGCCGGTGACTGGGTCAAAATGCGTTGCTCGCTCTCGACGGACCCAAAGGTGGCGTCGATCGCGAGGGTCGTCGGTGCGGCCGGCGGCGAAGAGCTGGCGAGCCTGTCGCGATCGTCCTTACGGCTGCTCGTCATTGGAGGCCTTCATGCCGTCTGGGCGGCCGCAAACGAGCACGCGTCCGCGGGGCTCATGAAGGGAATGCTCCCCGAGGACCTGGACGACATCGCCGGGCTGGCCGGGCTTGGGGCCGCGATGGTCGAGGTCGGCTGGGCTGTCGAGACGAGCCGCGGGATCATGTTGCCCAACTTCACAGAATGGAACAGGCCAGCCGACGATCGCACGAACGCTGAGCGGCAAAAGCGTCACCGCGAGCGCGTGAAAACCGCAGAAATCCCCGAAGGAAACGGCACCGCAACGGGCCGTAACGGCACCGTAACGCGTTACGTAACGGACAGTAACGGCGTTATCGTAACGACAGAGAAGAGAAGAGAAGAGAAGAGAGATACACACACACACACCTCGGGCGAGCGGCGTGGCGAAACGGGCGAGCCGCCGGCAGAGCCCGGCTGGGCCCTCGACGAGTGGACCCGCTTCGCGGCCTCCTGGAACGCCACGGAGCGGGCTGAGCCCTGGAGGCACCTGACGCCTCCCGACGGCTGGGCTGACCTCGCAGCGGCCCCCGGCTGGCTCCAGCGGGCCCGGGAGGCCCTCGACATCCTGCCGAGCCGGAGATTCTTCGATCGGCCGCTGCCGGTCACGAGATTCTTCGAGTACATCGACCGTATCCGGGCCGGCGAGTTCGCCGACCCGAAGGAACCGCGGAGCGGCCGCGCCGTTGCGGTCGCTGGCAAGGCACCACGGAGGGGGAACCTGTGAGCGACCGAACTTGGGACGACAATCGCGAGACGATCAACGACCTCTGGCCGCTCCTGGAGCTGCGGCCAGCGGAGAAGGAGCTGTGGCACGACGACCTTTCGGCCCTCGACCAGGACGTGCTCTACGAAGCCCTTCGTGAGGTGAAGCGGTCGAAGGAATCGCCGTGGCCGCAGCTCGCATGGATCCACGAGGCGTACCGGCAGCTGCGGTCGGCGCAGCGTTCGGCGGAGCGGATCGCTGAGCGGATGCAGCCGGCGTTCTCGGGTGAGCGGCTCGTCATTGACGTCGAGGAGAGCGGAAGGCTGAACGCGTACTTCCGCGGCGCTTTCGAAACCGTTCAGACGCTTGAAGAACTTGACGCTCTGGCGTTCGAACTGAACGCTTCGGTTGACAAGCTGGAGGCACGGACGGCGATTCGCCTGTTCAGGGAAGCTAGCGGCGCGAGGGAGAGAATCAGCGACAAGCGTCGCCAAGAGATCCTCAAAGACTTTTCCAAGCTTGGGGGAGCAAAGTGACGCGCCCCGTCTGCGGAATCGACCCGGGCCCGCGCGAGTTCGCCTACGTCGTGTGGGATGGCGAGCGCGTCCGCGCATGCGGAGACGCAAGCAACCTGACGCCCGGGCATCTGCTCCTTCACTCGACAGGCGCTTCCGTCGCGATCGAGTGGATCGAGAGCTTCGGCATGGCAGTCGGGCGTGAGGTGTTCGAGACGGTGTTCTCCATCGGCCGGATGGCAATGCTGACGGACGTGCGGCTCGTGCCCCGTCGCGACGTGAAGCTGCACATCTGCGGATCACCGCGGGCGAAGGACGGCAACATCCGCCAGGCCCTCATCGACCGCTTCGGCCCAGTGGGCACGAAGAAGGCCCCGGGCCCGCTGTGGGGCATTTCCAAACATCGGTGGGCGGCGTTGGCCGTGGCGGTCACGGCCTTCGACCTCGAGCAGACGGACCACGAAGCGACTTTCCATCGCGAGTGTGGATGATTTCGCAACCCAGAATGCGGGCAGGGAGGCCAGCATGAAGCAGCGCGACGTTTCACGGAGCTGGAGCAGGAACCGGCGGCACCTCGTCCGCGACAGGTTCGGGCGGCTGGCGGGGTCGACACGGATCGTCTTGACGGCGATTCAGGTTCGGGCGGTCGAAAGAGCGTGGAGGCGTGGAGACAGCGTCGAGTCCATCGCCGACATGGTGCGCGTGTCGAAAAACACGCTGTACGCAATCGTCACTCGGCAGCTCGGGCATCTGCGGATGCGCGGCCGCGGAAACTTCCTGCGGAAGACTCCATGCACGCCGACCGAGCGGGAGATCGTGGAAATGACCTCCCGTATTCGCGAGAGCCCGCCCGGGATCGCGGCCGGCGAATAGGTCAGATCGGTGCCCTGTGGCTACCCTCCGGCCATGGCTACCGCTCCGCAACTGCCGGGCCCGTTGCACGTCGCGTTCGTGCGCGGCGACGATTACTCCACCCTGCTCGACCTGTCGATCTCGATCGTCGGGTACACGTGGTCCGCTCAGATCTACTCGCTGACGAACGGCCAGACGATCGCCACGCCCGCGATCACCGTCGTCGATGCGGCAGCTGGCAAGTTCAACCTGTCGCTGTCCGACGCGCAGGCCGGCGAGCTGCCGCCCGGGACGCTCGGGCTGCGGATCAACTGGACGGCCCCCGGCGACGCGAAGCGGCGCGCCTTCGAAGGCGTCTGCGAGGTCGTGCGATGAGCATCAACGTCACGGCGAGCGATGCCCCGATCACGGTGTCGGCCTCCGGGGTCAAGATCGAGGCCAACGTCAGCGGCGGCATCGGGCCGCAAGGGCCGGCGGGGCCGGCGGGCCCGAGCGGCGCGTCTGATTTGACGATCACAGGCGGCACTGTGTCGCCCCTCATTCTCCAGCTCACGCAACAGGTCGCGACATGACTACGTTCAACACCCGCGTCACCTTCGACCACGTCCGCAACACGGCGGCCGGATTCACGGCGGCCAACCCGGTACTCGGCTACGGCGTTACCGGCCTCGAGACGGACAGCGGCAAGATCAAGATCGGCGACGGCGTCACGGCGTGGGCCACCCTGCCCTACTCCGGCGGCGGCCCGGTCGAGTGGTCGAACGTGCAGGGTAAGCCGAGCACGTTTGCCCCGTCGGCTCACCAGCATCCGATCTCGGACGTGAACGGCCTTCAGGCCGCACTTGATTCCAAGGCCACGCCGGCCAATGTGACGGCTGCCGGGGCAGCCGCAGCCGCCGACGCCACCACCAAGGCCAATTCCGCCCAGGCAGCGGCCGTGCAACGGGCGAACCACACCGGCACCCAGGCCATCGCGACCGTTGACGGGCTCCAGACGGCTCTCGACGGAAAGGTTGCCACCTCCGACTCCAGGCTGACCGACGCACGCGAGTGGTCTGCGGCCACCGTCACGCAGGCTGAAGCGGAGGCGGGCACATCGACCGACCGGCGAGCATTCACGCCCGTGCGTGTCTTCCAGGCGATCGCGGCATGGTGGGCTGGCTCGGCCGCGAAGACGAAGCTCGACGGCATTGCCTCAGGGGCGACCGTCAACGCCACTGACGCCCAGCTACGCGACCGCGCGACGCATACGGGCACGCAGGCGGCCTCCACCATCACCGGCCTATCGACCGTTGCCACGACCGGTGCCTACGCAGACCTGTCCGGGAAGCCGACGCTGTTCGACGGTTCGTACACGTCGCTCATCAACGTTCCGAGCACGTTCACGCCGGCGGCCCACAACCAGGCCTGGTCGACGATCACGAGCACGCCGACGACGCTGGCAGGCTACGGGATCACTGACGGAGTGGTTTCGAGCGACTCGCGTCTTTCTGATGCCCGCACGCCAACCGACGGCAGCGTGACGGACGCGAAGATCGCGACCGCTGGCCTGTCGGCCTCGAGCATCAACTGGACCGGCGTCACGGCCTGGGCCGCAAACACGAGCTACGCGAAGGGTGCCCTGGTGCATTACCTGGGCATCACCTACCGGCGAAGCGCGGCCGGCACGACCGGGGCGACGTTCAATGCCGCTAACTGGCAGCAGATGACCGCCCCCGTGAACGTGACGACGACGCCAAGCCAGATCACCGGCAACGCGAACGACTACGCCCTGGCGATCGCCGCGAACGACATCTTCCGAATCTCGTCGGACGCCGCCCGCAACATCACCGGCATTACGGCTGGCCTGTTCGACGGCCACGCGATCTTACTGCGGAACGTGGGCAGCTTCGCGATCACGCTCAAGCACCAGGACACCGGAAGCGCCGCCGCGAATCGGATGATCTCGCCATGGGCCGGCGACGTGGTGATCTCGGCCAATAGCTCCATGCTCTTGCTTTACGACTCGACGCTCTCGCGTTGGGTCGTAACCTGAGTCGCCTTACATCCCTTACAGTAACGCCGCGCCATGCCACTTAGCCACCGACTCCTGCGCCCGATTGCGTCCCGCAGCCTCGTTGACGCGGACGCTACGGCCTACCTGTCGGCGGTGCAGACGGCAGACGGGCAGGCGTTGGAGCCAGCGGTGCGGGACGCTATCACCGCGTTCGTCATTGGGTGCAAGCTGGACGGCATCTGGAACGCCATAAGGCTAAGCTGCATCCTCATAGGTGCGCGAACCTTGGCTGGCGCGCTCACGCCATTGCGCGGCGGAGCTGTGACAAACAACAATTTTGTCAGTGGGGATTACAACCGTAAAACGGGCCTAGTCGGCAACGGAACAAACAAATCCCTTTCACAGGCTATTCCTACTGGCAGTTACTTGAACGACCACAGTTTTTCTGTGTTTCACTCATCTCTCGCAGGGTCAGCCGCTGCATGGGCGTGCGGTGACTCAAGCGTGTGGTATGGATTTTTTGCAAGCACACCCGGCCAGCCTAATTTTCGCTCTTCAAACAATCAGTTGACGCATTCTCAAAACAGAGCGGCGGGCCTTATCGGCGCTTCGCGCAATGTGTCTACTGAGTTTATTTGCCGAAACAATCAGGCGAATGAAACCAAGGTGCAAAACTCCGCAGTTCCGCTGTCCTCTGGTAGTTGGATTGTTTGGGGGAGCGGCTCTCCTCCAACGTCCGACAGAAATGTGTTTTACCATTTTGGTCAGTCGATAAACCTGGCCCTTCTGGACTCTCGCGTCACCGCTCTTTCCAACGCCATCGGAGCCGCCATCCCATGACGCTGGGCGACCTCACGCTCCCGATCTCTTACGCCGACGCCCGCCAATACGCGCTGGTATTCACGCCCCAGCTTGCCGGTCGGCTCGCTCAACTGCACGCGGATCATGGGAGCCAGAACTGCGTCCCTGTGCCGCGAGTGCTGACCGATGGGCGGCTCATGCTCTCGGCCGACGTTCTCACCGAAGTCGGGCCGGGCGGCTTGCTGGAAGCCATGTGGGGGGCGGCCGATAAGGCGGTGCTGAACCAAGCCGTCGAAGTGCTGCCTTGGGCCGAAGCGGTGGCCCTACTGCCGCCCGATCCGCCTTTCCCGGCGTGACCGTACACCCACAGAGTACAGCCGCCATGCCGACACCAGCTGCCGTACTGATCGCCGCTGGCCGCTGCTGCGGGCGAGCGTGTGTCCTCTGCCCCTACGTGCCGCGGTGGCAGGCCGGGTCCACGAAGGTGGCGTGATGCCTGCCCGCATCGAACGGTGGAAGCCGCCGGTGTACATGAAGTCCAAGCGGACACGCGAGCAAGAGCACTACAAGTCCAATCGCTGGGGTTTGGTAAGGAAGCGAATTCTCGTGCGAGACGCCTACAGATGTGCGGCCTGCTCTCGGATTTGCTACGGCAAGGCCGCGCATGTCGATCACATTGTGCCATTGGAAGACGGCGGCACTGACGATGACGCGAATCTTCAGACGTTGTGCGCGTCGTGCCACGGGAAGAAGACGAGATGCGAGCAGGGAAGAAACGGAGTGCTGTGATGTGCCGCAAAGGGATGTGCGGGAACTGTGGGCAGGAGTTTGAGGTCGCCGGAAGACGGGGGTGCGTTCCGCGGATGTGCCGAGAATGCGATCCGCCGCCATGCAAGAAGACGCATGCAGAATGCCGACGGTGTGGGTGCGCGTTTGAACCGCAATACAAAGGAGGGCCGGCTCGCTGGTACTGTTACGAATGCGTGCCTGAAGGCAAAAAGGCGTCGTCGGTACTGCGTGAGCGTAAGACTCCAACGTGCCGCCACTGCGGCGTGGTAACTGGCCTGAGCCTGAAACGACGCTCGCCGATCTTCGTATGCCAGGACTGCAAGGCCGAGCACTCCAGAGCTAGGGCAAGGCGATACAAGTCGCTTGAACGTGGTTGCGTTCGATGTGGCGCGCGGTTTATCGGCGCACGTACACGGCGGCTGTGCGATCCGTGCCTGACGATGAAGAAGACGCCCGCGACGGTCGCGTGCATTGCGTGCGGTGTGGTGTTTAAGAAGAGCAAGGGAGGTGGCAACTCGAAAGGGAAGTTCTGCTCGAAACAGTGCATGGGAGTCCATCGACGCCGCACGAGTGGAGCGGACGCACGGCGCAAGAGGCGAGCCAAGTTCAACAAGATCGCACAGCATGAACGGCTCGCAATTCACAGACAGCGGCGTATGCGGAAGGAACTGGCAAAGATCGTGGCGTTCGTTGTGAAGCGGGCGTTGGCGGTGTGCCTGGTTTGCAATGGTTCGCTCCCTCTCATGCGTGGGTATGGGAAGCAGGGAGCAGCACATTCACTTTGCATATGCAGCAAGAAGTGCCTTACAAGGCGAATGAAGGCGTTGCGTCCACGTGGCAACAGAGGGCATCACCGAAGGGCCAGAAAGAATGGCTTGCCGGCACATAAGGGTAAATCAGTAGGACTTGTGGCCGTGGGAGAGCGAGACGGATGGCTGTGCCAACTGTGCGGTCAGGACATCGAATCAAGGAAAGGAAGTATCAGCGACCCGATGTCACCGTGCATTGACCACATCGTCCCGCTGAACTTTCCAGGCAATACGGCGCATGGTCATGTCGAAGGCAACGTGCAGATAGCGCACCGCAAGTGCAACGGCGCGAAAGGATGCTCAATCGCGTGCCTTTCGTTGCTTGATTGCATCGATCCTCGCAAACATTTGAGGCGAATGGGCATCGATCAATCCGTGGCAATCCACGTCGACCGGCTGGGGTCTGTCAAAAATGGCCCCTTCGCCCCAGAGTCCCTAGCTACCTCTGCTCGTGTTTGTGTCGGGTCTTGACCTTTTTTAGGTGAGCCACAATGGGATCGACTGGACCTCTACCCAACCCAAAGAGCGCCCGAAGCGCAGCCGGCCGAAACACCCTGACCGCCCCGCGCCGCGGGTCAGACGATCCGGTTCGCATGCCGCACGGCCTCGCGAAGAACAAGCCGGCCGCCGCCCTCTGGAAACGGCTGGCCCCGACGCTCATCGAGGACGGCCGGCTCACTGCCGACCAGGCCGAGACGTTCGCCCTCATGTGTCGCCTCCACGCGGAGATCGAGCGGCTCGACCTACGCATCGCGAAGGACGGGGACACGATCGTCAACACGAAGGGCGACATCGTGAAGCATCCGGCCCACACCATGCTCAGGGCGGCCCGGACGGAGTTCGTCGCGCTGGCTCGCGACTTCGGCCTTACGGCCGCGGCCGTGGCTCGCCTGCCAATCGAGGACGATGATGAGGAGAAGGAAGACCCGCTCGCGAAGTATTCCTGAGCCGTGCAGCCCGCCGCCAGAGTCCCTGTTCGTCGATCCGACGACGCGGCCGGAGTACGTCCCCGGGTTTGTCTGGAAACCAGAAGAGGCCGACAAGCCGCGGCAGTTCATCGAGGATTGCTGCCGCCACCGGGCGGAGGGTGGCGAGATCGTGCGGGTGTCTCCGATCCCGTGGTTCCGGGATCGCGTGCTCTACCCTCTGTTCGGCTGGCGTCGACCGAATGGCCGGCTCCGGTTCCGCCGGTTCTCCGTCTTCGTTCCGAAGAAGAATCGGAAGACGACCAGCTGTTCGCAGATCGTCCAGTTCGCCAACGTCGTCGCCGGCATGGACGTGTTCCTTGCGGCGAACGTCAAGGACCAGGCCCGCACCATGTGGCGGATGGTACGCGATTCAATTCAGGCGTCGCCGATCCTGGAAACCGTGTTCGACGTTGTCGATCACAAGTACCTCATCCGCAACAAACGGAACGGCAAGGAAATCCGCTGCCTGTCTGCCGACGCGAAAGTGTCGGAAGGCATCAATGGGCTCGTGCTGCTCGACGAAATCCACAGCTTCAAAAAGCCGGACCTCGTCGACACCATCATGTACGCGACCCGCGGCATCCCCAATGCAATCATCGGCTCGATCTCCACGGCCGGCGACAACAGGAACGGCATCGGCTGGGAGTGGTGGGAGGCGACGGAGTTGGCGATCAAAGACCCGTCGGTAAACACGGGCCTGCTCGGGGTGATCTTCGGGGCCGACCCGAAGGCCGACGACCCGCACGACCCGGCCACGTGGGCGAAGGCCAACCCGGCCATGGGCACGGCCTTCACCGAAGACGAGTTCCGCTCCGACTACGAAGACGCGCTCACCCACCCCCGGAAGTTCTCAAAGTGGCTGCGGTATTCCTTGAACGTGTGGACGGCTCCCGACAACCGGGCCTTCCCAGGCGAGCATTTCGCCAACTGCCGAAAGGAGCGGCCTGACCTGACGGGTCTTGTGTGTGTCTGCGGGATCGACGTTGCCAGCAATCTCGACATGACGGCCGCGTGTTTTCTCTTCAAGCTCGCCGACGGCTCATATTACGCCGTCATGAAATACTGGGTGCCTGAGGAAACCGTCCGCGAACGCGAGACGAAGGACAACATTCCGTATTCGACGTGGGCCCGCGAGGGCTGGCTGACTGTCACGCCGGGGGCTCGGCTCAATCACAAGGTCGTCGCCAAGGACATCGCGGACTTCGACCGGCAAAACCGAATCGCCCTCGTCGGTGCGGACCCGTGGCAGATCGGCCCGATCGCGTCGATGCTCGAGGAGGAGTCGATCGACCTGAAGGCGG